AACGATTGGACACCTCGGAGGGGCCCTATTTGGAGCATGGTATGGATATTCATATAGAAGAAAAGGACATAACATTCTTGGGTGGCTTGATAAATGGTTTGCATCTATCGGATTGGGAAAGGAATCTCGTTGTGCCGCAGAAAAAACAACATACCGCAAGCCCCGACAAAAGGTATCTGTACAGTCAAATTCATCAATGAATATGGATAGAATATTGGATAAAATTTCCAAAAGCGGAATGAATTCATTGTCGAAAGAAGAAAAAGAATTTTTAGAAAAATCATAATGAAATATCAAAAATTTAAAGCGGAATTTTGTATACCTACAAAAGATCTCAAAAAATGGGAGTGGGTAGAGCTGCCTGTTAATTCAACAATTCCTGAAGATAGTATGCTTCGTGGAAACCCTGAGTTTAAAGTGACAATTCCAGATTTTATGTTTAAAGAACTTGCAGACACAGAGCCGGAATTCAAGACATCATACGATGTGAATAACAAGAAAGTAAGTGGTTGTTTTGCAGATAGAGAAATCACCTATAAATTCAAAAAGACACAAACAGCCAAACTAATAAGCACGCTTCAGGATTATTTCCATGAACTCACCTCTAAAATAAATGAAAAACATAGCATTGAGAATGCCACACTGAAAAAAATGATCTTCATAAAGTTTGAGCATGATCGTAATCATTGGGGAAATAATCTAAATGGCGCATATAAAGGAGAGGTTATTAAACAATTGTTTAATTATTTTATTGGATATGAAGTAATGACTACGGCATTTTCAGGAATAATGGAAAAAACAAAAGGTCCAAAGAAAAGGTACATTACAAAAATTGGATATGCATCCCCAGGAGCATCCATTCAACACCATAACAGCCATTTTAAGGAGAGAGATGATTTATTCCTTCCGCTACCCAATCACAACCAGAGCGTCGAGTCATTCGAGAATGAATTCTCCATAGTAGAATGGACTGAAGAACGTGAAGCCTTTTGCCAGCAAATAAAAGATACGTTTCAAAGGGTCAATGAGGACCTTTCAGCATTTCTTAAAGATTTAGACGGAAATAAGATAGAAGCATTAATGGCCTCTGGTGGGTTTAAATTTTTAACAGAATAATTTTATTTCTCGGGTATTTTTATTATATTAGCAATCAAATAAACACAACATGAGTTTCAGAAGCATTTTAAAACCAAAGACGAGATCACAAATGATAGATGATTTTATGACCATTCATCGTTTAGAAGGGCATGAAGGTAATCATCAATATAAACGCGACCTAAAACGATTCGCAAGAGGATACACTCGTCCACAAAGAACAAGGATATGGGCTTTAGCTGTTTTTGTCTGGGTTTTTTGTTTATCATGGATGATTCAGGCCGGTGTTGCCCTTACCGAAAAGTTCTTTTGGTTTCCGATAGAACCTGGAACACCAAGCATGCTTTCATTCATAAATATTTTTTGGGTAATTTTATGGTTTGCGGTTCCAACCGCAGCCATAGTTTGGTCAATAGTAAAAGTAGCTCAATCATACACTAACGCAGACGACTAATGAAAGACGAAAAAACCATATTAATTAATTTAATTCAGGCATCACTTGCCGGAAAGATTGATCCATCTTCAAATTTTAGCCCACAAGATTTTGCAGACGCAATAATCACAAAGTTGGATTTGAATCGTACTCTTACAGCAAAGAATGCAAAGAGTGTTGATGAGGCTGTTGAATCATTTACAGAAATGATAGACGAAATCGACAAAGATATGGATATTGAACTCGAACAACTTGGTAAAGACGAAGTTATGGTAAAGAACTTTGTTCGTGGACAAAAAACCGTTTGTGAAAAATTAAAGGCCGAAATTAAGAAGATATGAAAATCTTAGTTGGAAAATCTAGAGACGAAATACTCAAAGAATTCAGAGATCGTCTTAATATAGGATATGAAGCAATTGAAACTTTCCATAAGTTGGTAAATTATTGTGAAAAACCAAAAATACACTTAACTATAAGATGGGAACATTGGTTACTCGTATGGACCATACCCCTCTTGATAATTGGGTTGGCTTCAGGAATTTCCATAATATGGGAAATGTCAGACGGTGGTTTTCCATGGTTGATTGAGGGTTTTGAGGGTTTTAAAGGAAAATTCTTAAATATTGTACAAGCCGCTGTTATGTTAGGTGGTTGTCTTTTTATGATAATATTTCCATTCGTTAAATGGCATCATCATTACGACTGGAGCTGGTAATAACACAATGAATAAATGATGGGCCCGCTATGGATAAAATGAAAAGTTAAAATGAAAAACTACACGATACAATATTTAAAAGACGAAGATTTAATTATCTTCGAAGCAATAATGGGATCCCATGCATATGGGACATCGTTACCGACATCCGACACAGATTTGCGAGGAGTTTTTGTGCAACCGTTGGAAGACATACTCAAACATGGGTATGTTGAGCAGGTTGCAGACGACTTAAATGATATCGTCTACTACGAACTTAGTAGATTTCTTGCTCTTGTTCGCACAAACAACCCAACAGTTCTTGAACTGCTTTTTGCCCCGGAAGATTGTGTTCAACACGATTCTACAGAATGGGGATCCATTTCTTATCACGCATCAAAATTTCTAACGAAAACGTGTCGTTACTCCTTTGCTGGATATGCTATCGATCAAATCAAAAAGGCCAAAGGGTATAACAAGAAGATGAACTGGGAAGAATCACAGATGACTCGTAAGAATGTATTGGACTTCTGTTATGTTCTTCAAGAAGGAGGTTCAATCACTCTTAATGAATACTTTAACAGGTACTACCAATCTGGAACGTTAGATACTATAGATCAAAGAGATTTTGGTTTAGCAAAAGTTGACCACGCACATGATGTTTATGCAATGTATCAACTTCACCGTAGACACGAAGGAAGCGGCATAGTTTCTGATCCTGTTACAGCAAATGATGTACAGTTAACTTCCATTCCCAAAGGATTAATGGTTATTGGATACCTTATATTTAATAAGGACGCGTACTCAACACATTGCAAAAGATATAAGGAATATCAAACGTGGCTGAAAGAAAGAAACCCTGATCGTGTTAAGATGAATAAGTCTCACGGAAAAAATTACGATTCCAAAAATATGATGCATACATTTCGTCTTTTGAATGTTGCATTGGAAATCCCAAAGATCAAATTTATCAACGTTCGCAGACCCGATGAAGAAATAAAAATTCTTATGGAGATAAGACGAGGAGAATATGAATATGACAAACTCGTTAAAGAAGCAGAGGCGATGATCGAAGAACTCGATAAGGTTTATGATGAATGTGATTTACCAAAAGACATAGATCAAGAACTTTTAGATGATCTGTTACTAAAAATAAGAAAACAAAGATATGGAATTTAATCTTCTCAAACAGCTCATTGATGAGCTCAATGTTTCGAATTCAACACTCGAAAAAACTGCTACACTTTCAAAGCCTGAATATGATACAGAATTCATAAAGGCCATTTTGAAAGCTACTCATAACCCATTCGTACAATATTATGTAACCCCAAAGAATATAATCAAAAGATCTGATTTGGTATCACGTCAATCTCATGAAGATATTCTAGATTTATTGGACGATCTTGGAAATAGAAGAATAACGGGGCACGAAGCTATTGCCGATGTCAATGCATTTATCAGAGATAATATTGAATATAAAGAAATCATTCTTAATATATTTGATCGTAACCTTAAAACGAGGGTGTCTGAGAAAATCATAAACAAAGTTTTCCCTGATCTTATTCCTACATTTGATGTCGCGTTGGCAAATAAGTATGATGAGAAGATGGTGAAGAAGGTGGATTTTAAAAAGGATACTTGGTATGCTAGTAGGAAACTTGATGGAGTTCGATGTATTGTAATTATCGATCACGACGGAAGCATCAAAGCATACTCTCGAAACGGTAATGAATTTCTTACACTTGATAAAGTAAAAGAAGCATTGTTACCTTTAAATTTAATAGATACTGTGCTTGATGGTGAATTATGTATAGTAAACGAAAACGGAGACGAAGATTTCCAGGCTATCTTAAAGGAATACAATAAAAAAGATCACACCATTCAAAATCCCCGGTTTAAGATATTTGATTTGTTAGATCTTGATCATTTTCAAAAGAAGTACAGCTCTCAAATTTCATCAGAAAGACAAAAGTTTATCAGGTTTATGATGGATAATTATTATGGAGATGTTCTTAGCCACGTTGAACAATGGAAAGTTGAGTCAGGTGAACACTTGACCGAACTAAATACAATGGCCCAAAAGAATGGATGGGAAGGAATTATGATACGTAAGGACGCTCCATATGAGGGAAAGAGATCAAACAATCTTCTTAAATGTAAGCAGTTTTTTGACGCCGAGTACATTGTACAGGACATTGATATTGGTCCATTTAGGATCATAGTTGACGGCCTGGAGGTCACCGAGGATATGGTCAGGAGTGTCTGGATAGAACATAAAGGATACCCAGTTTCGGTTGGATCTGGATTTTCAATTGAACAACGCCAGTATTTCTACAAATACCCTGACAGAATTGTGGGCAAGGAAATAACGGTTCAATATTTTGAAGAAACCGTAAATCAACACGGAGAAATAAGTTTAAGGTTTCCAACAGTAAAAGCAATTTATAATGAAGGGAGAGACGTATGACATTCAATAATACGCCAAATAAATGGCACAAAGTTAAAGACGGAAGAATAATCTGGGAAAGCAGAAGCGTTGCTGTCAATGGTGTAATACTTATAGATGTTATAGATTTTGATAGTCCAGGACCATACGCACTTGTTTCTGAACGAGGTAAAAATGCGGCAGATAATATCGGATTATGGAATAACGTCGCTGGATATCTTGATTATGATGAATCAGGTACAGATGCGCTCATACGGGAAACCTGGGAAGAAGTTGGCATCAATATATCCAATATGATTGAGGACGCTATTCAGGTTTATAGCGTTAACATCGATCAACCATGGCACGTTCAAACAAATCCCACCGATAACAATAAACAAAATGTATCACTGAGATATGGTTTATACACTAAACAAAGGTGGTTTCCTGTATTACACGCTGATAATAACGAGATTGAAGGAGAAGTAGGAAAAATGAAATGGGTACACATTGAAGATTTGCATCATTACGATTGGGCGTGGGGTCACGATCAAATAATTCGATCCTATTATGATTTTATTACACGGTTGCCCTGGGCGAAGAGATAAATAAAATAAAAGAGTAATGAAAAAACTTATAGGTGCCACAACATTTACCAACTCTATTAAAGATACCTTTCCATTTATAGAATCAGCTATCGTAGTGTTAGACAACAACTTAAGTTGGTGGAGAAATAATTATCAAGATCTTGAAGAACGCCTTGCTAATGAAGCAAACGGGTTGGCAGATAAACCCGTTAATATCGTTACTCGTTTTACTGTGTATAGTGGTCCCGATGAAAACGTAGAATCTGTAAAATGGAACGGACCCGCCATTGAATTTACATTTATCGAAAAGTCTCCTAATTTCGTAAGAGACGTTAAGAATGCTATCGGAAATAATTGGAAGGGGCACCGTCTGATTACAGATGATAATAAATTAATCGTAATGTTCGAATGAAGCTTAACTTAAAAGAAAGGATCAAAAGACCTTGGTTTTGGATTGGCGTTTTATTGGCGCTATCCGTAATATTTGGCTTTTTGTACAAATTTATTGGTGCAGAGTGGATGTATTACGCAGCAATCATTCCATGGGCACCATTGTCACTATTTATAGTGGTTGGTATCGTTTTTGCTTGGATCATCAATCCATTAAGAGCTCTCATAAAGAAGATCAAAGAACGAAAAGGATAAAACCTTTACATATTTTTTACATATTACAATAAAAACATATGAGTGTTGTAAATGAATTGTTTACAGAGAAGTTCAGACCAAAAAATCTAGCGCAACTCATTGCGCCGCCGAGAATTAAAGAAGAATTGTCAAAAGGAATTAATGACAATCTTTTGTTGTATGGTTCGGCCGGCACAGGAAAAACTTCAACAATGTTTTTCCTTGCAGAAAATCACCCACACAAATATATCAACGCATCATCAGAAGGTAGAATAGATACGATTCGCGAAACAATTACACACTTCTGTTCAACGATGTCATTAGAAGGTGGTTCTGAGAACATTAAGGTAGTAATGTTAGATGAAATAGATGGAGCATCAGATGAATTCTTTAAGGCCCTTAGATCAGTCATGGAGCGTTTCAGCTCAACCACTCGCTTTGTAGCAACGTGTAATTTCATACACAAAGTTCCTGAACCAATGCAGTCAAGATTTCACATGATTTCATATGATTCTGTGGATATTGAAGAAGAGGAATTTCTTGTTGGAGAATATGCAAAACGAATAGCTAAAATATTGGATGCCATTAAGGTAGAGTATACAGATGAATTGCTTGTTAAGTTTGTAAGGAATGATTATCCAGACATGAGAACCCTTATACAAAAAGTTCAGGCATTTTATCGAAGAGGAGTTAAAAAACTTGATCCAAAGAATTTCAACATCAATTATGATTTTAAGGAATTATACGATGTTTGTTTATTGAAACCAGATCCAATTACTAATTATAAATTCATTTCTGCTCAATATGGAGCAAAGATTGATGATGCCCTAGCAGCACTTGGAAAAGATTTTGTAGAATATTTAAAAAATGCTTCTCCAGGAAAAATTGACAAAATACCAGAAGTTATTATTGCTGTTGCTGAGTATCAATACCAAAAACAATTTGTCATAGATCCTCTAATTACGTTATTAGCGTGTGTTTTTAAAATTCAACATATTTTACGATGATCTCACATTATAAGGGATACGAAATAGAAGTAAAGCGTGAAATGTCAATGGGCGGTGATGAATTCCTGTATTTTACCATAACAAGGGAGTCAGACGGATATCTATGCGAAGGTGATTTCACGGATGAAAAAGCAACTGTACGAGAGTACATAGGATATATGAAAGAACGAATCGATAACGAACACAAGGAAGAGGATCCTTGGATGGAAAAATCATGGGAGGTCGGGTAACATTTTACATATTGTGGTGTTTTCAAGTATTTGCTCACGTAGCACCCCTGCTCCTTGGTACTGCTTATTTTATTGTAGCGGCCAAGGAAGCACTTTTTCTTGGATTTATTTTCATCGGGATGTTCATATATCAACAACGCTCCACAAATAACATTAAGAGTTTGTTTAAAGATCGCAAGGACTTTGAACGAGGATACTGGACATTAACGCCCCGTTTTGATGAATTAAATAAGAGATATTCACTTCGAAAAAAGCGGGAAATTCCTGAGAACAAAGTTCGAAAACATCTTTATAAAACGGAGATGAATAATATTTTAACGAACTCTTAACAAAAATTCTTTCTTTTTTCATTTTTTATTGATTAAATTTATCCCATACTTCCATATTATGATAACGATTACGATCCTCGATGAAAATAGAAACCGAATATAATTTACGGGAGAATGTTTTCTTCTTGGAACACGGTAATAAAACCGGAGATGTAAACGTAAGGTGTGGAATGATTAAAGGATTTGAAATACTTTGTACTGATAATGGAGTTCAAGAAATAGTTTATAAATTATTATTAGATACGGATAGTTACAACAATAATAATTGGCCTGAAATAAGTGAAAAATTTTTATTTAGGAATGAACATGATGTAATGAAATTTTTCAAGAGCAACATGAAAATTCAACTTGAAAACGCAGAATCCAAAAGAAAAAGACTTGAGGAAGCTATCATAAATGAGGACCCTGATGATTTACCATTTTAAATATGGAATTTAAAACTAAATTTAGTATCGACGACGATGTAGTGTTTTTAACAGAACGATATCTTAAAGATTCCACGGCACAAATTGGCGATGTTAGAATAATAAAAGGGAAAGTTACTAATGTACAAACTGTTTATTACAAACAGTGGCCCACTCCTCGTATTATGTATAACATAGATTCTCGGTGTGAAGTGACTCGAAAATTTATAGAATTCAGAGAAGTTAATGAAGATTTCATAGCGGCAAATATTCAAGATCTTATTAAAAAGGTACTTGAAAAAGCAGGAGAAAATATCAGAATAAAATTAGAAAAATAATATGACTAACGTAATTTTTGACTTACCAAACATGTTCTTTAGAAGTTTATTCATCGTTGGTGGATACGGCGCAAAGAATTATAGTTTTGACAATCAATTTGAGGTAGATCAGTTAATGAGAAAGATTGCAACTGATATAACCTACATCATAAGGCAAACAAACCCCTCTCGTGTACTCTTTGCACTCGACTCAAGGTCCTGGCGTAAAGATATCCCAATTGACGAGAATGAAGGATACAAAGGAGATCGTGAAAGAAGTCCCGGGATAAATTGGGATAATGTATTTAATGTAATGAGAGAATTCGGTGATATACTGAATGAATCCGGATTCATAGTAACAAAGATTGATACAGCGGAAGCTGATGACATAATGTGTTTGTGGAGAGATGAACTTTTGTATAAACAGAACCAGCATGTAATTTTGGTGTCTGGGGACGAAGACATTCGTCAGTTGGTAAAGTTTTGGCCCCACGATCACGGAAAAATGGCTTTCTCTACCGTGTTCAATCCATTTGCAACGGGGAAGAATTCCTCAAAGAAACTCTTTATTCCAGATCACTTCGATGAATGGTTAAACAACAGTGCAGAAGGAGACATATTTAATAGAGCTATCGATGTGGACAAAGAGGATTTCCTTAGGTTAAAGAATACTGACAAGATGCTTTTTGAGGAGGTGAAAGGAGATCACATTGCTTTGAAGAAGATTTTTTGTGGAGATGATGGAGATAACGTTCCTTCTATTTATAGTTGGATGGTTAGAGAACCAAATGGAGAAATTCGTAAAAACAAAAAAGGCGAGGAAATGTCTACTCGCATTACGAATTCGAAATTCGAGAAAATAATCGAGTTTATCGGTGCCTCGGATTATCTTGATCTCGGAGAGAAAGCCAATCTTATTTATGACCAATTGGTCAATTTTTCTGGACAGCGCCCGCCATTTGATATTAATGAGCGTTTGCAGAGGCAAATTAAACTCGTTGTTCTTGCGAGACACGTGTTTCCAGAGAATATCGCACAGGGATTTGACGAAAAGTTACAAGAACAACTTGAACGTCCCAATGTACGTCCACAGGATTGGAACATGAACACCATCCTTGAAGGAACTCAATACGTAAATGGTAAGAATTCAGGAAACGAATCGTCCATATTTAGAGAAGTAGACAGATTAAACAAAGAATTATTTTAAACAAAATGTCAAAAGAAATTAAACAATGGGAAACCAAACAGGAAAATCTGGTTTACCGAATTCAAAATTTGGATGAGTGTTTTGATTGGCTCGCAAACACGGTAGTTGATCATCGAGAATTTGCTCGAATGAAAGAGAAAAAAGCGATCGCTGTATCTCACATGGGACTTGGAATGTACATCCGAAACAATCTCGGATTGTGGGCAGATTGTAAAAAAGAACCGGCAGATGAGAGAGCGCCCCTCGTTCAATGGTTTAACGAGAAGGGTATCTATCACCCAGATGATATGAGTGCCATAATACTCACCTCTTGGCACCGAGCGCTAAACGGCAAGAAGAAGAAAATAGGTGATCAAACAAAACATTATCGTAAATTCTGGGCAGAAAACTCACCTCAAGTTAACGAAGGTAAATTATGATAAAACCAATATTTGTAATGCTTTTAAATCTTGCGACCGCAAAAGAAGGTTTAGATTGGAAGCAGGTATCAAAGGAATACACAGATTTTATTCGAAAATCAATAGGCGAAGATTATCATATCATTATTTTACCTGTGGCTGAACAGAACACTTCGGTCCAAGTGTTTTACCCAGGAGAAACTAAAGTTCAAGAATATACTGATTTATTAGCAGAACTCGGCAAAACAACCGCATTAAATAACATACGAATAAATTTGGCAAGTGGGGAAGGCGATTAAATGTACAATAACAGGATTGGAATTGGGTCTGAAAAAAGATGCCGCATTTTATTATATTGGAAAAATCCGTGATGGCGAAATTGCACTTATAAGCATTGTGCTTGAGGATATAAAAAAGGATGATGAGGGTCCTTATGCCGTTGTTTTTGACACAATAAAAGAAGCCACATGGGTTTTAAGAACAATCAAATCAGCATTGAATATGTATGATCCTTCAGCTAACATATATTGGTCCATTAACAGATTAGTACCAGAATGTCAACAAACAAACAATAGAATAAAATTAAAAACCAAAACAAGATCCATAGGATCTTAACAAAAATTTAACACATGTACCAAAACTTTTTCTTGAGCATACATATAATTGGGTAACCAAGCCCTCAGGAAAAGACCCTTTATATAAATAGAGATAAATGGAGCTATTTGAACTCACCAAGATAATGTTTGAGGACCCACAAAGTTACAAGAATGTAACTCCCGGCGAGAAGAGAAAACATTTCTTCATGATAAATCGTAGAATGTCCATTCAGTTCCCATTACAAGCTCAAGTTTTACAACACCAAAAGATAAACGAAGTTGGTGTTGTTGATTTTTGGCAGCATTTCTTAAGAAAACAATTCACCAAGACTCCATATTGGATGTTCACTAAGGGAGTTAAAAAAGCCAAGGAATCTAAGGAAAAGAAATCAAACTTTAAAGAAAGTACATTGAATGATTATGCTTCTAAAATGGGTTTTGATCAGAAGGCTGTGAGAGAGGCTACAGAAATTTTTCCAGACGAATTTAAAAAAGAATTGTTGAGATTTGAAAAATGGACAAGCTAAAAGCAACAGTAAAGGGATTAATTCTCCATTGGGAAAAAGGAGGAATAGATGGAGCGAAAATATTCTTAAATGAATATGAAGTGTTTGAAGATACGTGGCTTCATAAAATTAAAACTTTAATAGAAGACGGCAATATAAAATCAGCAGACGAAGAAATCAGATTGATCTCTTTTAACTTAGATCTTAGAAATAAATTATACAATCCTAACATATTTAACAATGGACATAGAAAAGATTCTTGACGCAGTAGAAGAAAAAAACCTATCAATCAAAGATGTAAAAATTGATGAATTAGTTCCAAACGAAGTGGATGGAATAATAATTGGCTTAGTTGATAATGAATTACAGCTGCACTTGGATAAGGACTGTACCGGCGCTGCTTATGTTAAATGGAAGAACGGAAGAGGCGGAATCTTTTACAAAGATTTAAAAAATTGGTTTCATAATAAAAACCACGGACAATATGTACTTCTGAGTGGTGAGGATGACAAAATAACCATCGCAAGGCTTATTGAAGAAGAAGAAGTTACCGTATTTGATACACTTAAACTTATTGATGGTAAAATAAAAGATAAACCTTACATGAGGTTTAGGACCATCAAATTGGGTGAAAAACTAGTAAAATCCGATAGATATATAGAAGAAAGCAAAGAAGAAATGATTTCTGAGCATAACTTAATATTACCCAACCATATAGCCTCTGGAGAGGCCAGTACTGATTCATCAGGAAGTAATGTTTCCTTGTTCGACGATTAGTACTTAAAACAACCCAAAAAAAATGTTATAAGAGAGCATCTATGTAAAAATAGATCATTTTTATGTAAAAAAGTCAGTATTTTGTGTCACCGTGTCAAAAATGTTGTTACTTTTATACTTTAAATGTGTCTCTTACGACACTATGTTAAACTAAAAAACAATTTATGAGAGTAGAAACACAAATCGAAAAAGGAGTTGCAATTATTTGGAGCTTCTTACGAAGTTTGCCGACTAAATCTTCAAAACTGTTCAAAGTTGCTTTATTGGCAACATTTTTGCTTTTTGCCGGCTCGGTTGGATCGTCTCCTAGCGGGGACGCAAATCCAGCGAACGCACAAACCATTCTAATAGATCCTAATACGATGTATTCGAATACTGTAAGGGAAAGAGCGCAAACGCAATTAATTAATGAAGTAAAGAGAATTACATATGAAATTGTCCCGGACACAGAATTAGATCTGGAATATCTTGTCGAGAAATGCGAAGAGTATAAAATGGACATAGTTTTTGTTCTTGCGCAAGGTATATTAGAATCACACTTAGGGACAAAAGGAAAAGCTGCAGCAACCCATTCCGTATGGAATGTTGGAACCTATGATGATGGACAGATACTCTATAAGTATAATCACCCAAATGAATCTATCGAACCTTATATGAAATTGCTTAAGGAGAGGTACCTTGTGGATAAAGACATTCACAATCTTGTACAAGATAGAGGATATACGAATGATGATGGAAAAAGATTTGCGAGCGCAAGAGGCTATGAAAATGGTCTCCGAAAGCTTATTGTCAGAATTGACATGGAGTCTTCAATTAAATTATATCAACAAATTCGTTCGTTGAGTGATATGGAAATTATAGCGTACTTTGGTCCTGTAGATAACGAAGTAGATTATTCACAGTTACAAGCAATGAATTAATGCATACATTAACAGTTTATTATTCTGTCCAGAATGGGGGTGATGGGTCGGCTTACCCCCAATGGATGGAATCAAAAGAATTGATCGAATGGGACCAAGACCACCTAGATGAAGGATGGGCTGAACCATGTACCGGAAGTATTACATTTGAATCTGAATCTCCTATCTCTGTTAAAGAAAATATTCAAACGGCCGTAGGATATTTGCTAGAACATACTGACGCATATGGGGAGTGGGAAGATGCAGGGGAGTTTTTAGAAGAATTCTTTCCAGATGGTTTCCCGAAATTAACGATTAAACCTCTTGAAAACGAAAGACGTTACGGTTTTTATGTTGGTGATAAGCTCGTTTGGAAAAAATTTGCTTATCCAGAAGAAGTACCAACCGAAGAGATAGCCAAAAAATTAGAGGAAAAGTATAATATATAGGCGGTTTTTGAGGCCTAATATATAAAATAAAAATGGCCTCAGAATTTAATTGGGAAGCAACTGAAACACAGTGGTTTGTGGATCAGGAATACAAAATGATGTTGGGACAAAATCCCGGTTGGAAACCTAACGGCGAAAACGGAAAAGGAGACGCAATAGGAAGAAATTTCATAGCATATTATTGTTATGGCGATGAAAGGTTTCTTGAAGGGATTGAATCGTGTTGGGAAAAAGTTGAGCGTAAAGGAATAAAACGCTTACTATTTGGTAAATATTATTATCAAGGATATAGGTATCCACATCGCTTCCCGGATGAAATTGGCCTATCAAGAGATCATACATTATACACTGTTCTAGCGTATAAATATGCCGGTTATTCCGATGAATTTATAAAAGAATTTGTAACTCACCTTAGATTTAGGATAAGTAAATTTGCTAGATTCACTCCAGAATTATGGTGCTGGATGAGAGCTATTTGTGGATCTAAATTTTATACGTGGTTATATTTGGCAGTTAGTTTACCAGTAACGAAAGTAAGTCGTTGGTGGAATGATATTATTTATAAGTTAGTTCCTTTTGAAGAAGAAAGCCATCAAGAGGATTTTGTGAAGATAAATAATAACATGAAACCAGATATAATTAAAAGGTGGGCACGTAGGTTATATCCTATTTACGCACTGCACCAACACGCGTGGCAATTATATCTCTTACCGGATTCAAAACGAAAGAGAAAAATACAAACGGAAGCCTTACGTATTTGTCCAAAACACAATTATGTAATTCAAATGTTATTGGGATTTAAAGATATTGTAAATCATGATGATGTTTTTGAATATAAATCTATGGAAGGTGGAAGATGGACCGGGATATTAAATCCTTGGATAAATGATAGAGATACGCAAATTATCACAAACCCAGAAAGGTTAACGGCAAACGTTCAGGATGAAGATTATGTACAAAAATTATACAATACCATACAATGTGTCGATAATATATAAATTGTAAAGTATTGCATTTTTCAAGATACCACTATTCAAATAATATAATAAATGGACGAAATTAAAATTGTACCAATAAAAAAAATTTTCAAGGTCATAGACTCTTGTACGAATGTAAAACAACTCAAAACATGTGAAAGATTAGCCGAACTTTATACCAATATGGTTAAAAGAAGCGGGGTAATAAATCCAACCCTGGTGCATGAAACTCTTTATATAAGGATAAACGAAAAGAGAGAAGAATTAAATTTATCCCATAAATTTGATGGAAAGATAAGGAGAAAGAAAGCTAAAAAACGCGAGTTTGAACACGTAATGGCAGAAAAATTTTAAAAAAAAGTTCACCAAAATTTTTTTATTTCAGAAAAAAGTGTAATATTTGCACTCAGTTACAAAACTTTTAACAACGAACGCTATATATAATAATATAAGAAAAATTGTGATGATAACAACTTTAACATATCAACCCTTTTTAACTCAGATGCTAACGCAACTCTGTGAGGAGCCATTTTACGCTCAGAAAGGAGAGACAGGTTAAGGAAATTATCATATCATATATAACTTCTTCACCCTCCTTTCTACACAGACTGGAGGGTTTTTCTTTTTAGAAGAAGTTATATGTTCTTTGACGTACTGTTTTCCATGGTCCCTTAGCCGAGCGGTTAGGCGCTGGTCTGCAAAACCAGAGACCCCAGTTCGAATCTGGGAGGGACCTCTATAGACTGTAGTAACGACCAAGAGTTACTTCGTTTTGGGAACGATTAGTCCAGGTTCGAATCCTGGGTCCCGCTCCATGTTTATGCGGGATTAGTGTAATTGGTAGCACGATAAAATATCTCTAGTCAATTTTCTCAGTTTGTAATGCCGGAGTAGCTCAGTAGGTAGAGCGCTTCACTTGTAATGAAGATGTCGCGGGTTCGATTCCTGTCTCCGGCTCTGAATGGACATCTCAAAATAATGGGAGGATGGTTCGAATCCATCATTGAACCGCACAATGCATCATTAGCATTGTCGTTAAAGTTCAATTAGTGTAAGCGGTAAACATCCATTTGGGATCGAAATGATTGACAGCACGGAAAGACGTGCAAATTGACCCTTAGTGTAATTGGTAACACGTGTGGTTTTGGTCCACAAGAGTCCGGGTTCGAGCCCTGGAGGGTCAACAATGGGGAAGAAGTTTTAAAAATGCTCTCGCAATTTTCTTGAATTTCTTCATAGTAACGCATAGAGTTTCATCGGTTAAACGTTAGTTTGAAATACTAAAGTCAGTTGGTTCAACTCCAACCTTCCCCACCAAAAACTTAAGAGTGATTAAGTGACTCTCATCCGAGGTGCAAAGCCTCTTACCAGTCCGCATAGTTTAGAAGGCATAGAATGCCGCCTTGGTATGGCGGGGAACCCAGTTCGATCCTGGGTGTGGACTCAACTACATTGCCCTGTAGTATAAAGGAGCGCAAGCACAACACGTCGGGTTTTGGCCCCGGAGACAGAGGTTCGATTCCTCTCAGGGTAACTGAATCAACACTGCCGGAATGGACAAATGGCAAGTCACTACCCATTAGGGGTATAGGTACGGGTTCGATTCCCGTGACCGTTGGTCGAGATGAGTGACAGTGGGAAAGACTACAAAACGGGGTGTAGCGCAGTTGGTAGCGTGCCTGGTTTGGGACCAGGAGGTCGTCGGTTCGAGCCCGGCCACCCCGACAAAAATTAGCTAATTTTTTATGGTAAGTGCCTGCATTAGGCGGGTTGGCTGCCATATTTTCGAGGTGTAGATCAGTTGGTAGATTACGTGCTTTGGGAGCACGGGGCCGTCGGTTCGAGCCCGGCCACCTCGACCAAATAAATAAAATAAAAATGAGATCGTTCCTCATAATTTTATTTTTATTCATAGCAGTATTTGTTTCTGGCCAACACCGATTAATTGTTTTGGCAGACCCAAACATTGATCCCAATAAAGAAACAGATGATGCGATGAGCTTAGTCAGACTAATGACATATTCATATATGTTTGACATCGAAGGATTGGTAGCTACATGCTCTCACAATATGCGTTACAGGTTTGTGGAACCTATTTACGATGTGATAGATGCTTATGAAATCGTTTTACCTAACCTATCTGTTCATGCAAATGGGTATCCTTCTCCTGAATCATTAAGATCGGTAACAGCACTTGGCCCTGCAGACTATGGTACTGCTTATGCATTAAATGAAGAACCTATTTCAGATGGAGCTCAAATAATAATAGATGCAATCAATAGAGATGATGATAGACCGATTTGGATAAGTATATGGGGCGATGGAGCCGTTTTAGCTCAGGCGTTGGAACACATAAGAAAAACTGAAGGGGTTGACGCAGTTAATAATGCTGTAAGTAAATTAAGAGTATTAGATAATGCTGGTCAAGATGATAGTGGTGCTTGGTTGATGGATGCCTCTCATTATCCAGATCTTTGGTATTTAAGATGGGACAATATGTTTTGTGCAATGGATCCCATAGCAGATGAACAACTTTATTTTTATCCTTTTTGTGGAGAATGTGCGAAAGGTGATCCTTCCTTTGCTAGTGATGAATGGGCAAATAACAATGTAAGAAGTCATGGAGTTTTAGGTGCAATGTATCCTCCGAGAAGATATTTAAAAGAAGGAGATACTCCAGTTTTGTTATACTTAGTAAACAATGGACTTAATGATCCTGAACAACCTTGGCACGGGAGTTGGGGTGGACGTTCAACAAAAGTTCCAGTCACAGGTATACGGTCTTATCTTAATTTAGGACCCCCAAGACAAAGGGAATATGCAGAAAGTGATTTTGATCCATATTATATGTATGGACCGGCTGAAGATACATGGAACGGATACACAAGCAAATATGCAACAATATTTAGGTGGTGGGAACCTTTTCAAAATGAATTTGCGGCTATGATGGATTGGAGCTTGACACCTTCATATGAAAATGTTAATCACCCTCCGATAGTGGATAATGAAATTTTATACATTGATGCGTTTAAAGGAGATGTAATAAACCTATCATCAACTGCAACCGATCCTGATGGAGATGTTTTAAGTTACGAATGGTGGTATTATAAAGAGCCAGGAACATATAATGGAAATGTGACGATAGACAATCCAACATCTCAACAATCATATGTGAACATTCCGTTAGATGCAGAAAATACAGAGATACACATAATATTATCAGTAACAGACAATGGAAATCCATCTTTAACAAGGTACAAAAGAGTGATAATATCTGTGTTTGAAACATTCATAGATATCATTCCTCCTTCTGTACCAAGACATCTGGCCTCGTGGCGGAATTGGTAGACGCGCTAGGTTTAGGCCCTAGTTCCCGTTAAGGGAGTGAGAGTTCGAGTCTCTCCGAGGTCACTTAAAATTTGGTAGACACTTAGATATATAAAATAAAGTGTTTACCATGAGTGAAAAAGAATTAATGGATGATATTATTAAAGCCTGTAATGAAGAGGCAACAATGTCATTAGCAGCAAAAAGAGTAGGAATTCCATATCAAACTTTTAAAAGAAGAGCTTTAAAACTTGAATGTTGGAAACCAAATCAAGGGGGCAAAGGAACGCAAAAACTTGTTACTCTTTTAGAAGATGTTTTTTCAGGAAAGAAAAACATGAGATCTTATAATTTAAAAAATAGATTGATTGCTGAAGGATACAAAAAACCTAAATGTGAAAAATGTGGTCAAGGGGAAGAATGGTTTGAAGAAGTTTTAGTTTTGGAGCTTGATCATATAAATGGAAATAATAAAGACAATAGATTAAAAAATTTACAAATTCTTTGTCCAAATTGCCATTCTCAAACTCCGACATTTAGAGGAAGAAATCATAAAAATAGACTAACATGTTAGCTAAAACTGTATAAAAACAGTAAAAATGGCTAACATATTAATCGCCGGTTCGTCTAGTCGGTTGCATTGCGCTTAGGACAGTAGCCTTTCAAGCTACAAACACGGGTTCGACCCCCGTACCGGTGACTATTATGGGATGGCTGGGCATGGGTGAGCCCAAGGGTCTGTAAAACCCCCGCCTTGGCTGTGATGGTTCGACTCCGTCTCATCCCACTATGGGGAGGTAGCTCAGTTGGTAGAGCAATGGACTGAAAATCCATGTGTCGGCAGTTCGATTCTGCCTCTCCCCACACTGACGGGTTGTTGTGGCTGCCTTTTTGGTGGCAGACTTCTCATCGTAATAAACTTTAGGGTTTTCCTCGTCTTTATGGAACCGTAGCTCAGATGGTAGCAATACGCGTAGAGCGCTGGTGTGAAATACCAGAGGTCGGAGGTTCGAGTCCTCTTGGTTCCACAATAGTAGTAGTAACTAAGTAGTGTTTCATCGTGAAATTGGTATACACACTTGTCTGAAAAACAGGCGTCCTTCGGGACACGGGGTTCAAATCCTCAATACACTCTTAAATTTTCTCTACTTTTTTAATTAAAAATTTTCTCGTTTCGGTAATTATGGTTATATTAGCCTCAGATTAACAAAACAACACATAATGAAAACAAAGATTCTTCAAAAAATAGCCGATTTTATTTGCAAGAGGATTCAAAATGCCAACACTCAAACCGACGTTGACGTTTGGTTTAACATTGGAATGAAAATGAATACTTGGTGTGTTGAACGAGATATATGGTTGAACTAATGTCAAAAGATAAAACTATAGAAAATTGGGAGCACAATCAAAAAGAGAATGCTAGAAATAAATTTATTTTTGATTACTCCAAAATCGGAAGCATTGAAATAGAAGATATTGATCACAGAGATGCTCCAGACTTTTGCGATGCCTTTATATCCTACGCAGAATATGACGGAAGGGAGATGACAGAAGAAGAATTGGAGCAGTTAAATGAAGATAGTGATTTTAGATATGAATCAGTGATTAACTGGTTGTATTAGTTCTTTGAAAAATACTTGAATTAACTGGGAGAGAATTAAAGATGTTCGTCTGTGGTGACCAATTACGTTGTTCCAAAACAGCAGACGGCCGTTTGGCAGACGAGTAGTGGAGGTGCTTATGCTCATGAGGAAACCGCAAGGTGGAGGATCATATGCCACATCAGGAAACTATTAAGAGCCGACCCAGCAGGTTTCGAAAATCTGTTAGCCCATGGAAATACGGCGGTTAATTCACTTAGTTAGGAAGATTACGCGAATCTTCCTAACGTTACGGGAAGGTTCCAGAGCGGCAAACGGGCCCTATGGTAAATAGGGTGGCCTTCAGGTCTTCGATGGTTCGAGTCCATTCCCTTCCCACTAAAGAAAGAGTTCTTTGAAAATACTTGATTCAACTAGGTTTCGTTAACCTTTTGATTTAGACTATTAGGTAAGTCACCTTGTCTATACACAAGGAGAAGTGGGTGCAACTCCCACGTCATGCGCTTTTGCTGTGCATACCAGTACAGATGAGAGCAAGGTAAACGATTTATCCGGCAGTGTTCTAGAAAGCTGTTAGCCAAATGTTAATTAGATTCATTCTCTACGGAGAATTGTTGGTCCTTGATTACCTTAATATCACTTATAAAAATCCGGTATTAGAAAATCAAATATGGATAATAATTATAGATATGATAGATAAAACGGCGGTTGATGTCATTTAGATGGGTTTTAGTTGCAACTTTAACCCATCAAACGGGGAGATTCCAGAGTGGTTAAATGGGATGGACTGTAAATCCATTGGCTTTCGCCTTCGGAGGTTCGAATCCTCCTCTCCCCACAGTTAACGTTCTTTGTTGTGTTGTTAATAGCCTGAACTGATAAGTAAGCCAGCCGTTAAGGCAACCTGGGCAGACGAAACAGTTCGCATTGGGAGTTGTTACCCAAATGTGTGGTAGACCGATATTTATGAAAGTGAGGAAAGGTTCCACGGTGCTCCGTTCTGGAGTTCTGAAATACGAATGGCGGGGTAGCTCAGCCCGGACAGAGCGTCAGGATCGATGACATCTTAAAGAGCATGCATTAAGCTTTAAGTATGGGTATCGATACTTCTGATAAATCATCATTTAGGTCATTTTGCTTGATCTGGGGTCGCTCCCTGGTAATTGTAAAAAAGAGATTTGAAGGTAAGGAGGAAGTACAACAACCTGGAGGTCGGCGGTTCGAATCCGTCCCCCGTCTCTATTTAACACCCAAAAGCTGAATGGGGTGCAGTTGCAGCAACGATCGTGGGTTAGACTGTATTGTTAAATTTAACTACCTGCCCGGGTGGCGGAATTGGTAGACGCGCTGGACTTAAAATCCAGTGGCCAGTAATGGCCGTGTGGGTTCGATTCCCACTCCGGGTACTATGAGCACAATAATTATATTTTTATTAGGTGGATTTTTGCTTATTACGGATTACACCATACAAAAATCTCCGCCAATTCACCTTGATTTTAAACCTAAAGTTGAGGTGAAAGAAGAAATTATTTATTTTGATAGAATTGAATTTGAAGAGGATGGTCTTCATACCATAACAAGAGATTCTGTTGTTTTTTATAATTAATAATATGGCTACACTAATAATTATAGGAATTTGGGGATTAAGCTACCTAATAGCAAGAGGGTGGGCAAGAATACTTTCCAAATAAATGGCCCGTTCGTCTAGGGGTTAGGACGCCAGGTTTTCATCCTGGTAACAGGGGTTCGATTCCCCTACGGGCTACCATTTCCTCGTTACAATTATTTTTGTTATATTTACCCAAAATAAAAAGTATGCAAACATTTTTACCTTACGAAGGATATTTAGAATCTGCAGTTGTTTTAGATAAAAAACGTTGTTGGAAACAAGTTGTAGAAGCTGCACAAATTTTAAATGTTCTTGAAGGACGAAGTGCTGGATGGGCAAATCACCCAGCAGTTAAAATGTGGGTTGGTTTTACAAATGAGTTTAAAGTTTATTTCGATACGTTCTTAAGGGTTTCTAAAGTAAAACACGGAATTAATACGAAATATGAATACTTTAAAGCTGAAAGTGATGGTAACAAACCTTGGTGGTTAGGAGACGAAAATTTTCATAGGGGCATGAGAGCTCGTTTAATTGAAAAGGATAGAGATTTTTATCTTTCTAAATTTCCTGATGATGAAGGATTTAATGATGCTAAATATTTCTGGCCAGTAATGGAATCACAAACATTTAGAGTCATATGAAAAAAGTGTTTTCTACAGGAGAAAAAATTTGGATAGTTTCCATAATTCTATATTTGATATGGGTTTTAATAGGAATAAAATTACACATAAGTTTATTTAATATTTCCATTTTTGGATCCATAGGAATGATAGTATTCGTGATAATATCCATGATAATATGTATAATAAAAAACACAATAACATGAACAGAGATTTTGAATTATTTGCAAGGGACAGGGGCATCACAAGCATGTCTTTACACAACATCACAGCGGCTTATAATAACTATATTTCGCCAACGATTATTGAGGAAAGACAATTGAATGTCGCATCCATGGACGTATTTTCCAGGTTGATGATGGACAGGATCATATTCCTTGGAACACCAATCAACGATTACGTTGCAAATATCATCCAGGCACAGTTGCTTTACTTAGCTTCTGCGGATCCAGGAAAGGACATACAAATTTATTTCAATTCCCCTGGAGGATCGGTTCATGCGGGATTGGGAATTTATGATACCATGCAATATGTCGAATGTGACATTGCCACCATCTGTACAGGAATGGCAGCTTCAATGGGAGCCGTTTTACTTTGTGCAGGAACTGATGGAAAAAGGTCAGTGCTTCCACACTCAAGGGTAATGATACACCAACCCCTTGGAGGAGCACAAGGACAAGCATCAGATATTGAGATCACTACTAGAGAGATCTTAAAGATGAAAAAAGAACTTTATGAAATCATCGCTAAACACTCCGGTAAAACCTTCGAAGAAGTAGAAGGAGATTCAGACAGAGATTTCTGGATGACTGCACAGGAAGCCAAAGATTATGGTATGGTTGACGAAATTTTATTAAAAGAAGAAAAATGAAAGTAGAAGTAAACGATTTTCTTGGAACACCTATTACTGTAGGTTCACGTGGCGTAAGAGTGCATTCTTATGGTCACAGTAAAGATTTTAAAAAAGTAACCATTGAACAAATTGATACAACACGAAAATATAATGATAGTGTTGGAATCATTACCGATGGTAACCAAAAAATAGGATGGACGTATCCTGATAGAATAATAGTTCAAGATTCGTTCAAAATAAAAATTTAATGGCGGGTTAGCTCAGCTGGCAGAGCGTTGGAATCATAACCCAAAGGCCACCAGTTCGATCCTGGTACCCGCTACTAAACTTTAATTATGGCACAGAAATTTTACAAGTTGACTGGTGAAGGAGATAAACTGAGCCCTAAGTTGCGGGAAGCCCAAAAGAAAAGTCTTGAGGGACGAAAACGAATTCACATACCCGAACTTAGAATATACGTCTTTACCAAGTTAAACGAAACAGAGGAGCAAACAAGAGAACGATATTTAAGTAAGACCTATTGGATAAATAAATAAAAAGCCTTATGGAAATTTTAAATATCAAAGCCGGAGAAAAGACACCACAAGTTATTTTTGATAACGAAGGGATTTTATACATTGGAGGTCGTTCTGTTCATGAGCATCCTCAAGAGTTTTACAACGAAATTATTGAAATCATCAGCAAAACAAAAAAGGGAAATAAGTTGGACGTAACTTTCGATTTTGAGTATTTTAATACGGGAGCTGCAAAGATGCTTCTCAAACTCATGAGTGAGATAGAGAAAATGAAAGGAAAGATAACTTGGATGTTTGAGTATGGAGATGATGATATGGAAGAAGCAGGTGAAGACTATGATTCCATGATGAAAGACATTGATTTTAATTTTATTGAAAAACCTGAATAATGGATCTAGACAAAGACATATTACAAAAATTACAGGAATATTGGCCCGAAAAATGGGAAGATATAATTGCTCAAGCCGAGCGAATAGAAAAAAGAATTCCTACTCGTTATGACGCGAAAAAAGAAGTAATAAATCGTGTCAAGGGTCATGAATATGTTTTGAAATTTGAACAAGATACTTTAAAAGCAATCATCCCAAAGGATCAACTGAAAGACGGAGTTACTTATATTGCCATGGAAGGTACAGGAAGCCTTACCAGACATACAGAAGAGGCGAGGTGGGACGAAAAGATTGGAATGTTTTACTATACTCGAACAAAGTTTGGCCACACATTTGAAGATACTATGCATCACTTTGCTGACGCAATAGATATTGGACTCGCAGGATTTACACCCATAAAAGAAAAAGATGTTCTATAAATTAAGACTTGGTGTTGTTACAGGATTATATGAAGAAAATAAAGGCGCAACTTCTTTATTGCGTGCCTGCTTAGACAGTGGAATTTTAGAGGTTGGACCCCCACAAGAATATAAACGAATTGTTACATTTAATAATGGGGTTCGATACTCATTTTGGAATGCAAACAAGTATTACGCATGGATGAGTGAAGGTGAGTTTTATGACGAAGTAGATAAGAAAACCCTCCTTAGGTATCATGGATCTCGTCCATCCTGGAAATACATATTCAAAACAAAAAAAGCCATACAGAAATTTTACAAGGTAACCGCCGAATCAGTTGTTATCGATGATAGTTTGGAAAGAATTTATCAAACAATAAAACAACACGCACATGAAAGTTATTAAATGGAGTAAAATGGACTCCCAGAGTGGGCCGGGATACATGATCCAGGTATCTCCAAAAGAGGCGTTGAATTTGATTCAAAGCCTCACGTTTCAAATGATGAATGAAAATTCAAATTCTGGAAGAGCAGAAATGTACACTGAAGATAAACATGAATATTTTTCAATAGCTGTACACGATGATACAGTAAAAGGAATTCCACCAGGAGAAAACGAAGTGGAATTTATTTATGATCAACTTGAGTGGCAAGCAAAGAATGGTAGAGAGCTTGCTCATTCTTTAAATAAAAAAGGCTCCCTGGCGGAATAGGTAGACGCGCTGGATTCAAAATCCAGTTCTTTTGGGAGTAAGGGTTCGATTCCCTTGGGAGCTACGAAGATAAATAAAATAAAAGCCATGGGTTCGAGAATGAGAATATACGATAAGATTTCCGATCGAGTTAAACTCGAGAAAAAAGGAAAGAAATATATCGTCTCACAAATCAGTAAAAAAACTGGAGAGTGGCATCAAGTTTACAGCACTTCTTCTATATCAAAAGCTCTTCATAGAAAGCACAATGCCATGAGAATGGTCATAAAAGATTTAGGATATCTTCCATTGCTTCTGGAGAGAATAAAGAAAAGGAAGACAAACTCTTATCATAAGAAGGTGAAAAAAAGGCGAAAATAATTGCCCCAAAATTTTTTTATCTCAGATATTTTTGTTATATTCAAGTATATTATTAATGCGGGTCGTTGATGGCTCGTTAAGTTAAACTAAATTTATATAAAATGAGTAAAGAAAGAGAAGGCCGTATCCATGCCCTCGGTACACTTACCGAAAAAGGATTTAACGTTGTTAAAAGCGCTGCAGGTGAGCGCGCACGTAGTGCATTCATCGTTGGTGGTAACAAACCCATCATCATTTCTACATCCTCAACCGAGGGTAACCTCGAATTTCAAAGCCATCCAGCTCAACTACATCAAGCAAAGTATATCTTTGCCTATGTTCTGGTTCATTATCCAACCAAATCAATCTACATCATGCCAGGTGAAGATTATAGAAAAAAGGTTGAAGAACAGGTTGAAAAGGGTCCAGATAATGTAAGAATCTGGATTACGGTTGACGAAAAGTACAAAGACAACTTTAAAATTTTACGTTAATTAAAGCCCGCTTCGGCGGGTCATGGCCATATGGCGGAATTGGTAGACGCGCTAGCTTGAGGGGCTAGTGTTCGCAAGAATGTGGGAGTTCGACTCTCCCTATGGTCACAAATATTTTTTAATTCGGGTTTTTAGTTTATATTAGCAATATGTATTTCGAAGACCTACACATAGAAGAGACCCACTTCGGCATTAAGCACACAAAAATTGCGTGGCTTGATGAAGGAAAACAGTACACCAAAGGGAAATGTCCTTCTGAATTTGTTGAAAAACTCAAAACACTTGATGTTCGCGTTCATACGAAAGGTTGGCATACTTGCCCATTTTGTAAAAATGCTACAAGCAGCACACAGTTTATATGGCAGATAAAAGGTAAACTTCACTATGATGTCCCCGAAATGATAATACATTACATTGAGGAACATGATTATTTGCCCCCGCAGGAATTCATAGATTTTGTAATGAATAATGATCTTCCTGTTAAGAAAGAACGTACATTTAGATCTCGTCATACACCTCATCATCGTAGAGTTTATAAATAATGGCATCATTTGAAAGCGAAATAGAAATTGACGTTACATGCGATGTATGTAAATCTACTTTATCCACATCAGAAAAAACATATTGGGTGGGGTCAAGTAAATCCTTCGAAATAAAGGTTGAACCCTGCGAGTGTATGGAAACTACGATTGAAGAACTAAAAGTGGAACTAAAATCTATGGAAGAGGATATGACACGAGCGTTTGAAGAGATGCAAGAAGAGATGCAAGATAAAATAGATGCCCTCGAATTAGAATTGACATATAATGTCATAAAAAAGAATGAAGTAGTGACATAGTGTCATTAAGTTAAAACTTGGCACAATTTTTGATATATAAATATATAAATTAAACAAAATGAAAGACACTTAGAGCAAATTAATCGTTATCACCCGTCGAGACATATCTCCGGGTTACCAAGCTGTTCAATCAGCACACGCGGCAATTGAGTTTCAACATGAGCACCCAGAAATTGCTACAAAATGGAATACAGAATCAAAGTATTTAGTTTTCTTGTCCGTTCCGGACGAACAATCACTCCTCAAATTATTAAAAAAGGCGCAGATGCGTGGTTTAGACTATTCAGTTTTTAAGGAACCTGATATAGGGAACCAGGTTACGGCGATTGCGTTGGAACCGACGGATAAAGCTCGAAAACTTTGTGCACATTTACCGTTAACATTAAATTAAAATGGAAAAATCTGAAAATAAAAATCCAACCTGGGAAGAAGTTTTAAATATTTTTGGATATACAGTCTCAAAAAAGAATGGAATAATTTATATTTTAAAAAAGAAAGAAACCATGAAAGAAACCTAGATACACATACGGCCGCCATAATGATTTTTCATATTTTTAGACGAAAAGTAATCACTTTTCATAGTAAGTAATTAAAATTCATAAATAAAATAAGAAAAATCATGGAAACAATAGAAAAAGTAAACGTAAAACAATTAAAGGAAGATATCCGAGTGTTAGCTGCAGAGCAGAAAGAATTAAGAAACCAAAGAAAAACCGTAAGGTTTTCGGGAACCAGAACGATGGAACCTTGGGAAGCGACAATGAATCACTTTCATAATCGCCAAAAATTAAGAGTGATGTACGCAGCTTATGCGATTTTAAGAGGAAGAGAACTGTCAGAGATTGATAGCGGAAAATTCGAAACTGAATATGATAAGTCTCATTTCGAAACTTCTCTTGAGGAAATCCTTAAAAAGTATAGATCATAAAAATGGGGCTTCGGCCCCTATGGTCCCATAGCTCAGTTGGTCAGAGCGTTGCTCTCTAAAAGCAAGCGTCGCGGGTTCGAGTCCCGCTGGGATCGCGACCAGAAGGATGTGATTAAGCAGATTTTTGATATCGAGTAATGTACTTAATAACGTCGTGGATTGATTTTACTGGCGTGCCTTGACCGGCATATGGATTATCACCTGGTAAAATTAAACGAGTATCGTTTGCATTTTCAAATTCTGCCAACCTAAATTCAAAATATGCAAGTTTCTTTTCTTTATAATCAAATGTAAGAGATGCCATTGGGAGATGTGAAAAACCACTACTTAAAGCCATATGAATTTTACTAAATCGAGGATATTTTTTTAATTCATCTCCGATTTTAGTTATTAGAGGCATCCCATCATAGTAAGTATAATTGGAATAGTAAAATACAATTTTTTGTTTCCAATCCATCTCCTTAATTACATCGACCAAATCCTTTGGTTTAAGTATATCTTTCAAAGATTCATGTATGAATTTCGCCCTCATTAATTCTAATGTTTTAATATATATTTTGTACCTACAATTTATTTTAAGATGGTTGGAAATGATAAAAAGAGACATCTTCTAAAGACAGTAACATGGAGGATAACAGCTACGTTAATTACAATTGCCATTGCATGGTTTCTAAGTGGCGACATACAAATGGCCCTTAATATAGGATTGATCGAAGTGTTTGTGAAAATGCTTGCTTATTATTATCATGAGAGATTTTGGTTTACGCGAATTAGGTTCGCTAAGAAAATATTAAAACCTGCCAATATTCATCCTAAACCGTTGGGTGAAAGCAAGGAAGAGAGGGCTGCACAACTACACCAGAACCCCACGGTTTTTTGGTTTACCGGATTATCGGGTAGCGGAAAATCTGCAATAGCTGAAGAACTTGACAAATTATTATTCAATAAAGGATATAAAACATTCATTCTTGATGGTGACAACATACGATGGGGAATTAATGCTGACTTAGGATTTAAGAAAACCGATCGCGAAGAAAACATAAGAAGGATTGCCGAAGTAGCAAAACTTTTCAACGATGCGGGCATAATAGTATTAACAGCTTTCATATCTCCATATAGATCTTCAAGAGCCAATGCTAAAAAGATAATTGGTGATGGGTTTAACGAGATCTATGTTAACACAGATATTGAAAAATGTATGGATAGAGATGTGAAGGGACTCTACCAAAAGGCAATTGACGGAAAGATAAAAAATTTCACAGGAATAAGTGCACCTTATGAAGTTCCAAAAAATCCTCTTATTAAAGTGGATGGAAACATAGATGGAAAAGAAAACACAAAGTTACAGGCACAACGTATATTTGAATTGATTGAATGTAAAATAATAAACTGTGATGGAAAATTGTAATGTAACTTATCCGGGTATCTCAACATGGAACCCACAAATGAAGATGGTCAAAAGAGTAACCAAAACAATCGACAAGTACGATTGTGAAGGACGTTATCTCGGAAGAGAGATAATAACCGAAGAATATGAGGATGTGTATGTGCAAGACTGGAGCCAACCTTATATCGGCGACATAACATATCAAGCATCCTCGGCACTAAGTATCAATTGAGTAAAAATGGGATTCTATATATAAATTGAATCTTAACAAAAAATTAACAAAAAATATTTTCGCAGAAGCGAAACTTGGTATATATTTACCAATATAAAATTTAGTTGTAGTAAGAATAGAGTTACTTCGTAGGAAAAATGAAAAAATACTCTGCTCAATTTTCTCAACAAAATTTTTGTTCTTTAAAATATTGAAAAGCACTGTTGTAGTAAGGTAAGAGATACTTCGTTTCAACCATAAGAAAGATCAGGCGAAAGCCAGACAGAAAAACTCTCACCAATTTTCTCGACTAACTTTATATTCCATTTTATTACGATTATTTGGATTACAAAAGCCCGAGAAGACACACGTCACTCGGGCTTTTTTATTTTAGTATAAATTTAATTAATGAAAGGAGGCAATTATGTCTAAGTACAATCAAAAGAGAGAACCTGTAGTTCAAAAGACTACTACTCACCAAGGTGGATCCGGTCAAACCCAAAGACCAGAACATGAACTCGTAGGAATCCTATCCACAGGAATCCAGAATACCTTTTATGAAAAGGAATCAGAACGCGAAACTCGTTTGCGCGAAGTTATTGATACCATCGCGAAGAAAGATAAGCTCTTTGCTGCAAAGGCACTCGTCTATGCACGTAGCGTATTCGGTCAAAGATCCGTTACCCACGTTGGAGCGGTTAATCTATTGCCTCACCTTTCTGGTGATGAACTTGGAAAGAGATTCTTCTCTAAGAGAAACCGTAAGGGCAACGAAGGTGGTATAATCTATCGTCTTGACGATATGATGGAAATTCTTGCGTGCTACCGTGCGAAGAATAAGACCAATACCATTCCAGGTGCCATGAAGAGAGGTTTCAAGGGCGCTATTGAAAACGCTGATGCGTACGAACTTGCTAAGTACCAAATGAAGTCTAGCACTTTGAGTTTGGTTGACATCGTTAACGCTGTTCACCCAGTTCCAACTGAAAAGAATGGCTACGTTGATGTACCAACTGCAGATTACATCAAGGCTATTGTTGGTACAAAGTTCGAAAAGGACACATTCAACGAAGTTGTTGAAGGAACTGTAAGAGTTCCTGCACTTCGTGCTCTTGTTCTTGGAATCCTAAAGCAGTTCAATACTGTTGAAGATAAGAACACTGAAACTGGTAAGAAGGTTGCAGAAGCAGTTAAGTCAGGCGAAATCACTAAGGCGGAAGCTGAAAAGGTTCTCGTTGAACAAAAGACTGAAAACTATGCGGAACTTATCAAGACTAAGAAGATTGGTTACTTGGCATTGCTTCGTAACTTGAGAAACATTCTTAAGACTAATGATACTCCTCTATTGGATGCTGCGTGTGAATTGCTTATTGAACCTAAGTTCATTAAGAAGTCACTTGTATGGCCACACCAAATTGACCTTGCTCTTGAAGTTATGCTTCTTGAATTCAACGGTCGTCAATTGGCTAAGGTTGCCGATGCGCTTGGAAAGGCGTATGAAGCTTCCATTCCAAACCTTAAGGAATTGCTTCCTGAAGGTAGAACTGCAGTTGTATTCGATACATCTGGTTCTATGACTGGTAGAGGCGTTGCGCTTCCAGGTGGTAAGAGATCCAGCTCAACCCCTGCTGAGAAGGCTGCACTAGTTGCCGCTACTTTTGCAAAGGGCATCGGAGGTGATGTTTATCACTTTGCATCATGGTCTGAAAAGATTACTGGATGGAACCCAACTGATTCTGTTAACACTCTGAAGAAGAAGTTTACTTCTTACAACGGAAAGTGTAGTCACGGTACTGACTTTGCGTCTTGCTTCAATCTGTTCGCAGATAATAACACTCAGTATGACAGAGTTGTAATAATCTCTGACATGCAAGATGGATACAGTAGAGTTGAAGACAACTTCAAGAAGTATGTAAACAAGTTTGGAACCCCATACGTTTACTTGATTGATGTTGTTGGATATTCAACAACCGCTCCTATAAAGGGTGGACAAAAGGTATTCCGTCTTTACGGATACACTCAAGATATTTACGAAAAAATTCCACAAATGGAAGTAAATATCAACGAAGTCATCGATGCTATAAACGCTATCGAGATATAAGAATGAACGAAGACCGGGAGTTTTCTCGGTCTTCTTTATTATAAATTAAATAAACAAATTAAATGAAACAAGGAAAAGTAAAATTCTTTGACACAGACCGAGGTTTTGGTTTTATCAAAGAAAATGATTCAGAAAAAGAACATTTTGTTCACGTTTCTGGTATTAATGAAACCACTTTAAATGAAAACGATGAAGTTGAATTTGAACTGGTTGAAGGTAAAAAGGGATTAAATGCGGTAAACGTATCTTTAGTATAAAACTTTTTAACGGATTATTAACAACCCCGGGATTTTTTATCTCGGGGTTTTTTGTTATATTTGGCCTATGAAAAGAATTTACATAGTACTCGCCATCTTAATAACCTTCTCAACAGTGTCATTTGGGCAGCTTAAGTTAGATGAAGCCACCACTAACGATACAGCAATGTCTTTCGTTTTTTGCATGCCATTAGTGGAAAGGACTGACAGTCTCGTTATTTTAAAATGCGGTGATATTAAAATGGAAATAAAGAAAGAAGAATTTTATGGTCAGATGACTATCATTATCATACCAAACGAAGAAAATGGGCCAATTACTGAAAAACGAACAATTAATTGGTATATGCTTCCTGAAAAATAGAAACATGAAACGATTCATAAAAAGAATTTCAGCCAAACAATTTTGGATACTTACACTAAAAACCTTTATTGTGTTTTGTATTTTATTTTCATTCGGTACAATGAGCGTGCTTATTTTCGCCTCAATATCAACAGTCCTGTTTATGTTAGTCATGTTAATGGGGGCTTATGAATCATATGCTAAAGATCCTTATATAGGCATAAAAAACAAACGTATATTTCTTAAACAAATAACAAAATCATGAAGAAAATTTTATCAGTATTTTTAATAGTTGTTGCTTTCGCAACAACATCCTGCAATGTCAAAGTTTCAGATCGTACAAACCCCAACGAATTTAAGGACGGGGTAACGTATTTTCAGGATGATGTTGGATCGGTCTTTGCGGTTATAATAATTCGTAAACAAATGAGCATGCAACAAGAAGGAATTGGGCTTGCTTACATTCCTAAAGCAGAAGTGACACCAGAAATTAAGGAAATGATCAAAAATTATAAGGAGTGAAATACTTTTGCGATAGCAAGAGACACCTTGTCTGTAAACCTTATTCTATAGACAATTTACATGTAATGGCTGATGATCTTAACATCAAACATTGTTGGTTTCATAAAGATCATTACGACATTCCAAAAAAGAGAATCGAGGAAATCGCGGATAAGTGCACGATGGTTACCACGAGAAAAATCGTAAATATTAAAAATAACAACATGGAATTAAGAATGTATTTTTTCGTACCCTATAATCTTTCGCCGATACAACAGGCAATACAAGCAGGACATGCTGCAGTAGAATATGCTCTAAATTACAAAGATGATGAGGAGTTCATTGATTTTGCAAAAAACTGGAAAACCTGGATTATACTTAATGGTGGAACCACAAATTCTCAAAGAGATTTTGATGGAGTTTCAAAGGGCAGTCTAAATCAATTAGCCGACCAGTTATCATTAGGGGACGGCATTGCGAGATCTATAAAAATGTCATATTTCACTGAACCTGATTTAGAAGATGCCTTAACTGCAGTATGTTTTATTGCGGATGAAAGGGTATTTAATTATAAGGATTATCCAGATTTGATAGATTATATTCTTTCAATAGATTTTCCGGATAACACCAAACAAAAATTTGATTCATATTCTATTACAGGAAAAACATATGAAGAAATAAGCCTGATATTCCCAAATGTCTATAAGCAATGGATAAAAGAAGTTATGGGCACTGAGGAAAATAGATTTATAAGAGAATTATTAAAAGGTAAAAAACTAGCGTGATGATAGAAATAGTAAAAGAAAAAGAAAAGAAAAACAAAAAGAAGAGTGATCCCTATTACATTCTCAAGTATGAATACATGATAGGTGATGCTAATGGAAACACGAGCGAAAAGGTGCATGTTTCTGCTGATAACCCATACCTAGAAAGATATGTTAGGTTGTTGAATGCGTTGAAACCTCTTGGCGGTCATTGGGGAATCGTATTTGACCGTAATGACATGAGCAAATTTGTTGAAGAAAAACAGATCACAGAAGAGGAATGTAAATTTTTAGAAAGGATGATGTTTGAAAATTGTGCTGTTGATTCTGAAGATTATGATGAAAATGATGAACATGCCTGGGAATTTGTAGATGGAGTACAGGGCGATACTGAATATTCGTTTTTGGTGTTTGAAGGCGTCAAACTTACATATGTAGATGAAGATGGTACCAAACACAAAACTAAAATAACATGAAAACAAAACACGGGCTATATATTAAAATGGCATTTCTTTTGGCAGACGAGAGTAAGTGCGTTTCGCACCATGTTGGCGCGTTGATTGTAAGGGATGGAAGGATTATCTCAAGTGGAGTTAATGGTACTCCTGGAGGAATGCCAAATTGTTGTAACGTGTTCGATAAAGACAATTTTGATAGGGTAAAACACTCAGCATGGAGTGATGATAATGAGATTCATGCTGAAATGAATGCTCTCATGTTCTCTGCAAGACACCCTGTTGAGGTAGAAGGTTGTGATATGTATACAACCCTTTCTCCTTGTAATGAATGTCTCAAGAACATCTCAATGACTGGGATTAAGAACGTCTATTATCTTTATTTATATGATCGCGTAAAGATAAACCCTGCGTTGTTGAAAAAAGTAAACGTTCAAGAAGTTCCTAATGCAGAAGAATTAAAGAAATGGGTTGAAGATCGTGGACTATTATATGTACCTAAACAAAGACAAAATGGATAAAATTACAACTGAAGAAAGTGCTAGAATAGTTGAAGCACAAACCTCCAAAATGACTGAAATTGAAGGCGGCCACAGATATCTAATGGCTACCAAAGCTTTTCATAAAATGGGAGAGCTTTCAAGAGAAAAAGCAGATCTCTGTATTGTTGGTAATGAGACAGATGAGTATGTTATCGGAAACTGGGTAACTGGATTCGGATTCTTTAATGTATGCTTCCCAAAGTCAACAACACGGGAGCTCACGAAAGAAGAGATTGAAGAGTACAACAACATTTACGTTCAAATTGCATCTCAACCACCATATAAACTAAAAGTGGATTGATTTTTATTTGTCGTGGATTTTTGTTATATTAGCAACAACCAATTTTAGGAAATCATGGAAACAGTAAGAGATTATTATCAGTACAGAGATAGACTCAAGGAGTCCATCAAAAACGAGGTTGATGAAGAGCTGTTAGAAGAAATGAAATCCGAACTAAAAACAGTGGATCAATACATCAGCAAAATGGAAGAAAAAGAAATTAACGAAAGAAAACATAAATGAACTACGAAAAAGCAACACAAAACATCAGGGCAGAATTAAAAAGTTACATTGAAAAAAACAAAATTCAATCCCTTGTAATGGGAATATCTGGTGGGATTGACAGTACGCTATGTGCTGCATTAGCAAAACCCGTATGCGACGAATTGGGAATCCAATTGCATGGGCGAAGCATCACTCTTGGAAATGGAATTGATGAAGTAGATCGAGGAGAACTGGTTGGAAAAGCTTTTTGCCATACATTTGATGATGTATATGAATTGGGATCAGCCTTTACGAGCATATGGGGAGTAACCGGACCAGAGGGATGGGACGTTGAAGAACCCAACGAGAAGATTCGCAGGGGAAACATTAAGGCTCGTTTACGGATGATTTATCTTTATGATTTGGCGCAAATTCATAAAGGTATGGTTTTATCAACAGATAATTATACGGAATATCTTCTTGGTTTTTGGACGTTGCATGGAGATGTTGGGGATTATGGAATGATTCAGAACCTCTGGAAAACTGAGGTTTATGAAATGGCAGATTGGATCATGGAAAATGAATCAGAATTTGATTTCCAGAAAAAAGCCCTAAAAGAATGTATTGAATGCCAGGCAACTGATGGTCTTGGAATTTCAAAGACTGATCTTGACCAAATTTTACCAACATGGGAGGGATCTTCAAGAGATGGATACAAACTCGTCGATTTAAGATTACAGTCTCACCTTGCATCGGGAATTGGCGATTTAGATGATCCGGTTCTTCAAAGATACCATCGAACTGAGTTTAAAAGGAATAACCCCTTTAACATACCAAAATCTGCAATTGATGGAGTTTAACTTAGAGCAATATAATTGCCCACAATGCGGATGGGATGAAGCCGAATTTGATGGCACGTATTATCGGTTAGACGATAATGGAAAACAGGTGTTTGATTTGTGCCACGATGATATCGTAGAAACTGAATTACCCGTACCGCCTGAATACTATCCAAAGATAGAACACGTAAGTGGTCACCACACTCACATTATCAGCAAATACGCCATTGCCCCGGAACCATTATACACATGGAAAGAAACGTGGTTGTGTCCGCACTGTAATGAAGAATTTACGTTTGATAATGAAAACTAAGAACAAATGAATACTATAATAGTATGAACCTCTAAAAATTCAAAAATGAAGAAAGCACTGATAGTGGTTGACGCACAGTATGATTTTATGCCCGCAAGTAAAGAAGATTACGATAACGGGATGGGCGGAGCGTTAGCTGTGAAAGAAGGAGATAAGATAGTTCCAGTGATAAATGAATTACTACCAAAATATGACCTCGTTATTTTTACGAAAGATTGGCACAAACCGGATAATATCTATTTCGCGGCATCGCACGCGGGGAAGAAGCCGTTTGAAGAGATGGAGATACACGGGAAGCCTGAAGTTCTATGGCCTATACATTGTGTACAGAATACAAAAGGGGCTGAGTTACATGATGATATTGACTTTAGTTTAATAAACGGAGAATTTTATATCATCAAGAAAGGAATTGAAAGCCACTGCCACCCGTATGGAGCGTTTGGAGATGGTCATGAAAATACTGGGCTCCATGAATTCCTAATCGAAAAGGGAGTTAGAGCTGTGGACATTGTTGGGCTCGCTCTTGATTACTGCGTTAAAGATACGGCAAAAGATGCCGCGTATTTTGGGTATGAAACGAGAATATTCATTGAAGGAACACGAGCAATCGCTGAAGATGTTAATGATGTACTTTTGGAATTTGATGATTCTGGGGTGGTTGTAGAAGAATTCTATTCTCATTTATATGAATAAAGAAGAATTTATAAGACGTTGGGAAACGAGACAATTAGATCTCTTAGTAATAGAATCAATGTTTTGCGATGATTAAAGAAGAATTCATAAGGCATTGGGAAACTGGTCAAGAAAATTCCTTGGCCATGGAATATGGTGGATACATTTATGTTCCATATATAATGGCCCATGCTGTTGCAAGCATGGAGTCTGGAATAAATGTGATGGACCGAATAGTAAATGATAGTCGATGGGCGATAGTGAATCTTGGGAACACAGATGGAGTTGGTGTTCCCAGTGTAGAATGATTACACCTCAAATTCCATACTTACAAAACTGGGGTAAAGCATCTCCAGAATGCGAAATGTGTGGTGACAGAAATTTATTCGTTAATTATGATCAAATACAAACAACCGAAAGAAGATACATAAATGCCAGAAAAGCAACAACACCGAGAAAAAAGAAGCAAAAACAGAACTCGTCCTAAGAGGAACGGATTGCAAGAACGCATCCGAGAATTTGGATGGCAAGGTTATAGAGATAAAAATAAGAAAAAATGCCAGAATACAGAGAATTCCTCTCAGTAGATGAGATAGCAAAAGATTATGCGATAAGACGGCATAGAGAAGTAAATCATCACTACAATGCTTTGTATCCCTATGCGTATCACTTACAGATGACAGTTGATACAGCGATAGAGTTCATTCACCTAATACCTGAGATCGATAGATCTGATGTAATCGGCGGGTGTTGGTGTCATGATATCATTGAAGACGCAAGAGAAACCTACAATAACGTAAAAGACGAAACCAACAAAACAATTGCGGAATATTCTTATGTGTGTTGTAACGAAAAGGGAAAGACACGAAAAGAAAGAGCTAACAAAACGTATTATGATGGTATAAAAGCATACAAGCACTGTACTTTCATCAAGCTATGTGATAGAATTGCTAACGTTACATTTTCCGTTACCGAAAAATCTTCAATGATAAACATGTACCGTGATGAACATGAATTTTTCTCAAAGAATTTGCGTGATGGAAGATTTGAAGAAATGTGGGAACACCTAGATAAATTATTAAAAGATGGCTGATATAACAGACGGATGGTATGATAAATCATATGAAGACTTTGGGGGAGGTCTTCAAAGTGATTATGAAAAAGAGGTAGAAGCTGCTGCAGAAGCTGCATCGGAACTTGCTGAACAGGCACATCGTGATGGTATATGGGATTCAGGTATATGGGGCAGACACAGACGAGAACGAGATAGACGTGATGAAGAACAAACCCGCACACATCAAGAACGATTGAACGAACTTCAAGAAAGATTATTAGCAGTACAAAGAAGAAGAATAAACGAAGTCGAAGAGGATGACGAAGAGGATGACGAAATAATAGGACACGTTGAAGCATTCATTGAAGCATATGATGTTCCTATAAGAGACATTCCAAAACTAACAAGAATACTTGATAAACCTCACTCTGAACGCAGCAATACTGATAAAAAACTTCTTAAGAAAATTATCGCAAAATCAAAGAAGAAGAAACCCAAAATTAAAATAACGAGACAACATGGCTGATGGACTTACATACTCAGTAGATTATCAGGAAGCCTATTCTGACAGGAGCATTATAGCGAATCCATGTAATGAAGTTCTATTAGGTGGTGTTATAGATGGGGATACACTAAGCATAAATATTGAAACAAACCCTTTTGAGGGACACATATTAACTTGGGATGGAACTAGTATGGTTTGGACAGGAACTGGAACTTGCGGACCAAAAACTTTATCAATGATAGAAAATTTTATAGAACACTTTGACATATGTGGTCCTGGTGGTGCAGTAATTGAGGACATTCTCAAAAAGAAGAATTCTGAACGTACCAAAAAAGAAAAGGAAATCATTAGGAATTTAATGAAAGAGGATAAGGCGCCAACCCCAAAACTAAATCTTGACGATCCGCCTCAAGTAGCCGATGGTGTGGTTTTTTATGATGATGCTACTGGACAATTGATGTTTGGGACACCAAATGGTCCTCAACAGCTATAAAATGATAAATTTTAGTCCTTAGGTGATAAAAATTCACCAAAATTTTTTTATTTCGGGTATTATTGTTATATTAGCTATCATAAAAGTAATTAAACTTTAAGACAATGGCAAAAATAACAAAACAACAGATCAAAGAATTCGTAAGAGGTAAACTCGCAAACGACACCCGTTGGGCACTCCACGGACTCACCAAGATTTTTGAATTCCAAACCGCAGACGAACAAGAGTATGAAACCACATCCGAATATAACGGTGTAGGTTTTACTGGGGTTGACGGAGAGATCCTTTCATCCTTTGCTAAGCAGTATAACAATCGGAAGTGGTTGTCAGAGAAGCAAATGGCAATTTTGATGAAGAAAATGCCTAAGTATTGGAAGCAAATCATTTCTATCTCCGACGAGGAGAAGCTCAAGGCGATGATTCCTGAAGGATTCCATATTGAGAAAGAGACCGTAATTGACATTCACAACAAACTTAACGTTGCGGTAGCATGAAAAATAATCTAATTAAAATAGCTTTAATCATTCTAAGCATCTTTTTGGTGTTTATGATGATCGCAGATACATACATCGCCGTTATGTTTTTTAAATTAGCGGACGGTAATCTCTTTGAGACACTCGATGTTGTTAACAAATACAACCTTTTTGAGAAGTTTTATGTGGGTGCTTACGCAATGATTTTCACAACGATATTATTAGCATCTATGTTCTTTTTATTATTCAAAGTTTTTATACTCAAAAAATGAAAATCCAAAGCATATCAGTAGTTATTCCCACAAAAGGATGTGTAAACAACTGCCCATTCTGTGTATCGAGGATGCACAACAACCCGTATGAAACCAGATTCGATATGATCTCATATCGCAAAAGAATTAAATACGCAGCTAACAACAACGTAAACACCCTTATCATCACAGGCACCGGAGAGGCCCTTCAAAATAAGTGGTTTTTGAACCAATTATGGGATGCCCTGAACAAAGAGGGACACCCCTTTCCAAACGTTGAACTTCAAACAACGGGTGTCATGTTGATGGATTGTGAAAAATCTATTCCAGGTTCTACGATACGAACAGATGATCGTTACCCAAATGTGGAACTGTTGAAATCATTAGGCGTAAATACCATTTCGCTATCAGTTTCTGATATTAATGATTCTGCAAATAATTGGGATTTAATTGGAACCCCTTTGAATTTAAGACGAGAGCTGGAAGAGCTCTGTGGATTCATCAAAGACAGCGGGTTTAACCTTCGTTTATCCCTTAATATGACAAATGTCTATGATAAAATGTATCCTGAAGACATCCTAATACGATGCAAAGAATTGGGCGCAGACCAAATTACCTTCAGAAAATTATATGGAGGAGGAGAAGATAACCCAGAATCCATTTGGGTGGATGAAAATGCATGTAACGAAACTGTGTTTAGGCGCATTAACGAATATATCGCTGGAGAAAAAGATGAGGAATTTCAAACCGGGTATCATCACAATGGTGAAGGCACACCACTTTACAGACTTCCCTTTGGACCCATGGTTTATTCAATTGATGGAATGTCAACAGCAGTTGACGATGACTGTATGAGCAAAGATAATTTAGATTCATTAAAATATGTAATCCTACGTGAGAACGGAAAGCTATATTGCCAGTGGGATGACGAAGGAAGTTTAATTTTTTAACAACATTAACATGAATTTCGACCAAGTAGTACAACACATCGCATTGGCTTTCATATTATGGGAGGCCGTAAAAATCGTTATTATTCCAAAAATAATTTGGAATAACGTTCTTATTTCTTTAAAGATCGCAGATTTTAAAAAGAAACATACTGGCGAAAAACTAAAACTTAGTTTAAGCACCGAAAAAAATAATCGGAGTTTCTTAATGCAAAAGAATCCGGTATTGCAATTTATTGGATACATCTATTTGCTTTTTGTTCTTCTTACATTTTTCACTCCATGGTGGTGGATAGGACTTTTAATGATAGGTTTATCAACAGCCTCAATGTATGCAATAAAACCGATGATTGGAAGGAGAGAAAAATTTAGTTTTAACGTATGGTTAATATTGTTTCTTGATGGAGTGTTTACCATACTATTGTTATCCATTATTTATAATCCGCTTACTTTACTCAAATGAAACCAAGAAATTGGATGACCATAAATGGATACGTACTTGAAATTCAATTTAAAGTAAGGTTTCAGGTACCAAAAAAGGAGAAGTGGAAGTGCTTCACGCCAGTAAAGATTGACTTAAATTTAGCAAGAGACTGGAACAATTTTTGGTATTTTATAAGAAGAAAATTGACTTTAATTAAAATAAGTGATTATATTTACAGAGAAATGCAGAAAAATCCTCCAATATTATGACAGCAAAAGAGAAGGCATTGATAAGATTAGCTATTAAAACGATTCATACAGATGATGATTATTATACTGGTATGGACATTCTCTGGAGACTGATTGGAGAAACTCCACCAGATATAGGAGAGCTAAAAGAAATTGACATTAGAGATATCCACAACGGACCAGTTGGACCATTTAAAGACCCATTACAAAGTCTTCTACAGGACAACGATTCACTCAGGCCCGTGGGATTCCATTATAAAAACAAACAACAATGAAAAAAGAAGTAAAATATGAAGCCTTACATTTACAGGAAAATCATCCGATTCCAGTAAGCTCCATAAAAATCGAACTTCAGCCTGATGACATCATCACTGCTGGATATGACGAAGGATACCAATCCGAAAATGAAGCATGGGATCCTCATTTTTATTTAATCGTTGAAAGAACACGCCTTGAGACGGATGGAGAACATGAAGAAAGAACCAAGCGAGAAACGTTCATGAAAGAGGACAGTCGCAAAAGAAGATACCAAACTTATCTGAAACTAAAGGAGGAATTTGAATCATGATTATAAAAAGCATTTTAGATCTCGACCTCTATAAATTAACAATGCAACAAGCAGTGATCAAGCTCTTTCCGAGAGCGAAGGTACGCTATAAGTTTATCAATAGGGGAAAAACTGCGTTTCCGGAGGGGTTTGGAGAAGCGCTTCGTCAAGAAGTAAAGGAAATGGAAGCCCTCGCAATGACTAAACATGAAAAAATATTTCTCCATACGAGGTGTAATGGTTTCCTTGAACCAACGTATCTTGATTTCTTATACGGATACAGATTTGATTCTTCTGAAGTTGGTATCATTCAGTCTGGTTCTGACCTTGACGTTTCAATAGAGGGTTATTGGCACCGTACAATCCTATGGGAAACAAATTTAATGGCTGCCATTTCTGAATTGTATTTTAAGATGACAGGCGGTAAAAAATGGGATGCTCAGACTCGTGAAAAAAACAACGCCCAAAAGATGTTACTCTTCCGTATGAATGGTATACATTATGGAGACTTAGGAACTCGCCGAAGAGAATCATTTGATAACCATGCAGAGGTTGTTGCGCAGTTTGCTAACAATGGAAGAAATGAAAACTTCACAGGAACATCTAATGTATACCTTGCATTTCTAAATAACATCAAACCGCTGGGCACCCAAGCCCATGAGTGGTTCATGTTTCATGCCGCAAAGTATGGTTACAAGATGGCCAATTCACTTGCAATGGAACACTGGTCTGAAGTTTATAGGGGGAGCCTTGGTATTGCGCTATCAGATACATTCACGACCGATGTTTTCTTCAAGTCATTTGAAACGAAATTTGCCAAACTTTATGATGGAATTCGTCAGGATAGTGGAGATCCCGTAGAATTTGTGGATAAAACCATCGCACATTACAATAAATTGGGAATAAATCCCAAATCGAAAGTAATTATCTTCTCAGATAGTTTAAATCCTGAAAAAGCAGTCGAAATCAAAGAGTACTGCAGAGGAAAGATCATGTGTTCATTCGGCATTGGCACAAACTTCACCAATGATGTTGGATTAAAGCCATTAAACATGGTAATAAAGATGACAGAGGCGAAGCCCGAGGGCGACGACTGGACTCCAACCATTAAACTCTCTGATACCAATGGTAAACACCTCGGGGATGAAAAAGAAATTGAAATTTGTAAACACATTTTAAAAATAAAGTAATCATGAAAAAAGTAGTAAAATTTCTCAAGTGGACCGGCGGTACTTTAGCAGTACTAATAATCTTAGTACTTCTTTTTGCGGCCTTTTCTGCGGTAATGTCTGTTGGACAAAGGGGCCTCAATCAAGCCACAGCCCAATCCTATGCAGAAGGACAATTTGATGGAATCCATGGAACTGTAAATTATAAGGTTCTAATTTCGGATTCAGATAATGACATTGATAAGGCAAAAAAATCCGCTTATGCCCAAGGACATGACGATGCTGTTACAGGAGATATTCGTATCAAGTCTGTTACCGATAGCACATTTGTTTGGACTAAGTCTCCTTGGGATGATAAGAAAACTATTCCGGTAGATACTATTAAAATTAAAAGGAAATGAGAGACTTTTTAAATTTGCTTATTTGGATCGTAATCATCGGCCTATTGGTTGGAGGAATTCAAATTTCCACAGATCCTGAAAAAATGGATGCCCTGTTTAAGATTGGTGATGATGTTACCATGAAAATAACATCTGAGGATTCTGTTGATGGAGCTGTCACCAGTTATTTTTTGATAAAAATTCGATGGAGCGATGAAGAGAAGTGGAGCTCTGAAACTTATACAATACAATACAAAGATGATAATGGTGAAATAGAAACACATAAATGTAAATCCGAACTTCTATCAAAGATGGAAGAAAAACTTGTCCCATACAATCCGGATCCAGGAAGCACTGATGATTATGTTAAATCGTTAATTGAAGGGACCAATGATTAAAAAATAAAGCAATGTTTTTGACACCAAAAGAAAAAGGTTTATCACAAAGTGAGATTGACGAAATTGTTGAACAACTTTGGAAAAAAGAAAAGGTTAGTAACTGCCCCGACTGCGGTGTAAAACCGGGCCAAACCCATGGAAGTTGCTGCGATATATCTCATTGTTTAAATTGTGGAGACCAAACAATATTTGAAGATTGTTGTGACAACGTTCAACACGATAAGTGGTTAGGTTTATGGCCAGGAATTATAGAATGTTATGATCAAAAACTAATATGTTATGACACGTGTGAATATCCAACTAGTAAAGAAGAAATTGGATGGTGTTTTGACTTAAATGAATACGCAAGAAGGAAATGAAAGATCCTAAACAAGTTATAGTAATGCGAACCGATACCAATCCTAAAATGAGGAAAGGTAAAATGATAGCTCAAGGTGCTCATGCATCTCTTGGAGTCATATTTAATTATATGTCCCCAGAATATGGTCTTTATACTGTAAAAAATGGTGGCGAAAAATATAAATACCAGGTTTGGCTGCCTAAAGGAGATGTTGGCGAAAATATAAAAAAATGGATTGAAGGATCATTTGTTAAAATAGTAGTTGGGGGAACTTTATCCGAAGTTGTGGAGGTTTATGAAGAAGCTAAAAAAACTGAAATTCCTTGCTCTCTTATTGAGGATAAGGGGTTGACGGAATTCGGAGGGGAAATAACCATTACCTGTTGTGCAATAGGTCCCGATGATCCCGATAAGATTGATAAAATAACCGGACACTTAAAATTATTGTGATGACAGCAACAGTATTAGATTCTATTTGGTTTCACGAAATGGGTTCATTTAAACCCATTGGAATTGTAAAAGTTGACAATGGATTCGAAATAAAGTATTATATTGGCACTTGTAACGGCGAAGATGAGGAAGAAGATAGAAATAAAATAATGGAAAAAGGAGCTAGATTTCCATCCGCCGCTGCCGAAAAATTGTTTGAATAATGAAACTAAGAAAAGAACAAAACAAGATTGCTAGAGATTTCTTCAAACGATTGAAAGAAAATTTTGATAGAAATCTTCTTACTCATGAATACTCCAATGTGTATGAGTATGAAACTTGGTCTTTTATTTTAACGGAATATTTAATAGAAGGTACTGGATATTACATTTCAGACATCCATTCAAACAACAATTACATACGTTGTAGTTACAGAATAAGACAAAGAATCAAGAGGTTTCTTAGATCTGAATGGAGAAAAAAAGAAGCCGAAAGAAAGAGGAGAAAATTGATAAGTGAACTTGATCCTTCTCGTCAAGAAATTGAGAGAACCTTTACCAAAACAACTGAAGTATACGAATCACTAAACCAAAACTAATGGACTGGATTAACAGAAAAGAACAGGAACCGGAAGAGCCATTCATGCCAATGGGATATTCGAATCACTTGCTAGCATACTCTAAGAAGGAAAAATGTTGGTTTGAAGCAGTGTATGATTTCAAGAAAAAGAAATTCATGACTCTCGACCACTATGATTTAGAACAGTATGGAATAACACATTTTTGTGAAAACGTACCGACACCATAATATTTTACATAAAACATGAAAAACATGAAAAAATTATTATTCGCATTATTCGCATCTTTTATATTATTTGGGTGTGAAGACAGTATTGTACCACCAGATGATCCTGAATTGTTTACTGACATTACTTATCAAGTCAATGGTAATGGAATAGCAGCCGCAGGTTCTATCACTTATGGAGATTTGAAATATTCAAATTCAAATTATCCCGATTCACTGATATGGGAATATGTATCAGTTGAGGACAAAACTCTACCATGGGCCATTGTGACCAACACATGTGTCGGACACCCCGTAAAATTATCCGCATTAGCCAGTGGAAATCCAGGATCATCATTACAACTCAGAATATTTGATGGTGCCACGCTTGTAGCTGAAAAGGTTTATGAAAGTAATGGATTTATCTGGGGAGGAACGTTAGAATATATCATACCTAATCCTTAAATCATGAAAAAAATATTCTTTATTATTGGAATTTTCGCAATGGTTTCCTGCGCGACGATCGAGCCTGCGACCTCTTATCATTTCGTTCCAAGAAATGGACAAGTCGAAGAAATTGGAAAAGTCACTTATGTAATTGAAACTAGCGGATATTCAATCATAACGGTTGAAAATCTCATTAGCCCCATTTACGTTGAGGGCAAGCTTCCAATTGATATACCATCTGACATGATGTCATATGTTTGGAAAGAAAGCAATGATCGCTATCATTTTGTGTACGATCATAAGCGATATTTAATCGACAATGCAAAAACAGAATTATGATACAAATAAACAAGGAATCTGTTAAAACATTTGACGTTATAATCATATAATTATAAGTAAAAGTAATTAAACTTAAACCATCATGAATAAAATTTTAGTACTGTTATTAAGCGTATTTATAAGCGCAACAGCGATCGGACAAGACTCTGTTTTTTATTACCAAAACGGAAACATCGTGGAAGATACGATTTCCGTAGAAGAAATCACCGTAACAGCCTCGTATAAGGCAACCAAATCAACACCGTTTTCATTCAAAAATTTAACTCCTCAAGAGATTGATTTTCGCGGTAGGGAAATGGAGCCAGCTGGATTGTTACAACACACTCCATCA